ACAAAAGTCACGCAATGGGCATTATCAAAAGCAGCCGAAACCGCACCTCGTGTTAGCTGGAGTGCGTCAGGCTACGCCAGAGGTTTACGATCATTCATATTGGAACGTGTAACGGCCATTCATGCGATTGAATTTAGTATTTATGACAGGGATTATGGATTTGCTGGTACTGCTGACGCTTTAATAGATATTGATGGAAAGTTAACGATATGTGATTGGAAAACGTCTAAAGAGGTCAGATCTGACGAAATGCTATTAAATTACTGTCATCAACTTGGAGCGTATAACTATGCACTAAGAAAACTTACAGGTATTGAATGTACCCAGGCTCTAGTATGTATTGCTCGTAGAAGTGGAAAACCGCAGTTGAAACTATTGGATAGTCTCAGTCTGCGGTCTAGTGAAATATGCTTTATGGAACGCTGTATGAAATTCCAGGAACAGATAAAAGAATTAGCTGTTGTTTAATTTCATCTGAGCATATATAAGTTTACTCATTAATAAATGAAGATCAGCAATATCTGGTTTGACAGCCTCCCAATCTCCACGCATTACATAATCATGTTTATCTCTAACTAAATTATAAAGTTGATCTAGTTCGTCATTTGTAAAATCATTGTTCATCATAATCTCCTGGTTCGGGTAGTTCTTCAAATTTTTGTTTAGCTAAATCAACGGCTTCATAATGTGATAAGTTACCATCTTCTTCAACTATTTCCTCGTAAATCCTTTCGAGAATGTCATCATTATCTGGTACGGGATATATACCAGCATCTTCCAAATCCTGGATAGCTTTATCTTCCATTTGACTATCAAGTGCGGATTGGTGATTGTGCATAAAAGAATCGCTCATTTTTTTAACCTCTTTTTGTTAGTGATATATAGGTTGGCATATTTAACAGCCAACTCTGTATCTTGGTTTGTTTCAGCCCATTTCATAGCCTTATATATAGTGTCCAGGGCTTTAAGTTCAAAACACTTTTTTGGATCGTCTTGTTTATCTTCTTCCCATTCATACTGCTCATAGGCTTTTTTGGTATATCTATAAGCAGTAGATTCTGGAATGTTGGATTTCATTAATGTAGTTACTACATCATTTCTATCCAGGTCTTGACGAAATAAAGTTAAGGCTAGATTAATTGCTTCTTTTCTATCCATCTTCTATATGCTCACTAAATCTTGCATTAAAAGGTTTAAAGTCTTTCATAATAGAATCAAACTCTTTTGGATCGTTTAAACAATTTTCGGCTGTAGTAAGACATTCAAGAAGAAATTTCTTTTCTAAAAATTTACCGACTATTTCAATTTGTCTTTCTACATCTTTAGAAACATTGATAGCTTTCTTTTCATTTTGGGTAGTCACACTTTTCATAAGTGCAACTACTATTGATGTTTTAACTTGAGATAGTTTCATTTTAATTAGTCCATCGAAAGTTGTAATTCTGTAAGAGAATATCTCTTACTCTTTCCCTGTCTAAACTATCTCCACCACCCCAGGTATAGGTGGTTCGTAATAATCTTGCATTTTCTAAAAGGCTTTTATATTTTTTGAACGCCTTTAATACGTCATCACGTTCAACAAATTTATTGTTGATTATTGGGTCGGCTAGTGGATATATACCACCTTTGCCATAAAAGTCTAAAACATAATCAATAAATTGACTTTGAGAATTTTCAGAAATTTTCATTTTGGTTAGTATAAAAAACTAAGTTCCTTACTATATTACAGTAGTCTTTTCATTAATGCAATAAAAAAATTCTCATTTTCAAAAAATAAAATTGGCCTTTAATGCAAACACCTGGTACGCTTAAATTACATTCATTTTTGAAGAATATGCAGAATTTCTTAAAAGTCAGTAGTAGTAAGGAAGTTACAATAAAATTAAGTACTGAGCAGTTATTTTTCATTGTAACTTGTTTATTAAAATTGATTAGATTAGATAAAAGTAATTTTAAATATAACTATAGAATTTATAAAATAATTGATAAAATTACTTGCAAGTTGTTTATTAATGTGTAACACTTAAATATATAAGAGTTTAACTTATTCCCTCTTATCAAAAAAAAAATGCCAACAACAACAACTAACCAGGTATCATCTCCATATGCTATATATGAGAATGAAACAAAAATTGCTTGCATACCTTATGAAGTTTTAAGGGTTGCTAGTCAATTCGTATCTAAGGATTATTCCAAATATTATATTACTGGTGTTCATTTAAAATTAGAAAATGAAGAAATCACCATTGCTTCTACTGATGGCCACCGATTATTTTATTTTAAATTCCCTAATAATCAACTAGGCTTTAAATTAAATAAAAGCATTACTATTCCAGGTGCAGTATTCAAAAGTCAAATTAAAAATGCAACTAGAGTTTTAATTACTGATAATTTAATTACATTCATGAATGAAGAAATTTTCTTATCTTCAATTCATTATCAACAAATAGAGGAGAATTATCCAAACATTGAGCAATTAATACCTGATAAGTTCACAAATGATTTTAAAAGTGAATTTTCTTTTAATTGTGATTATATAGGGCAATTTTGCAACCAGGTAAAAAGATTATCAAAAGAAAAATCTATAACTTTCAATGGTAATAATCCAAAGTCTCCTTTTGTAATTACTGCCGAATGGAATATTAAAAACCCTTTTGAAAGTTTAGAGGGATTTAATCCAGTTTTAAATTATTTAATTATGCCTATATTAAAAAGAAAAAATAAATAAAACTTTTTTCTTCTAAATAGTTTACATATCTTCTCTATTGTATTACAATACAAATTATAGAGAAGATTTTTTTTTATTCACTTCTCACAAAAAACAAAAATGGAATTAACAACAACAACACAAAAAGAACATCTTATTAATTTTTTAGATGCTTTTGAGACTGATCCATGTAGTGACATTATCCAATTAAAAGAAGATAAAAAGAATATCTATCAATCTTTTATTTATGAACTACACCAGGAAGAGTCTCCTAATAATTGGAGATACAATACAATTTTTTATTTATTAGATTCTGTTGTAAACCAATATGATTTTGAAACAATAGAAGACAACATACATGAAATTGTAGAAAGTCAAGTTGATATTTATAATTACAATCTTGCTACTTGGTTATCTGATGATATTAGTAGAGGTTGTATTGATTTACATATTGAATTAGAGGGCAATAAAAATGTATTTGATTATATTAGGGCTATGCAATTTGAAATTATTTTCGATATGTTGAATATGATTTTAAATAAAGATTATTCCGAATTATTCCAGGGGCAAAAATAATGAATGAAGAATTAGAAGTTTATTGTGTTTGTAAACGTCACTATGTTATTCGTTTTCAAAACCAGGAAGAAAAAAACGAATGGATAGAAGAAAGAAGTGTTAACGATATGTTTTTAGAATATGAAGTTGAAGAATGGAGTGACGGAAAGAAAGAAGAAACAGAATACAGATAATTAAAAGAATATTAAATTATTAAAGATTGTAAACTCTTCCTATTGTGTAACAGTAGAAAAGGGTTTATAATGTTTATTAAGGGAAGAAAATTTTTTTATCACTTCCTACCAAAAAAAAATGAGAACTTATCTTCTACTTTTTGCAAGTCTGTTATTAATTTGGCAGGGCTTCACAATTACATCAACACTAGGAAAGAGATTAGAGCAGAGAGCAACACATATCAATTCTATTCTTTCTGAATACCAGGAGAACAGATAGATGCTAAAGTTCTTTTCTTTTCTTATTCCCAACATCAAATTAAATTTTGATAACTTCAACAACTTCTACGATACACTCCAGGAAGAAACAGAAATCTTTATTGAAGAGTTAGGCAGTTGTTACCTAGAGGGAATTTTAAACTACACATATGACGGCTGTCTGGACGAAAACATATGCGAGCAATTTCTAAACGAATATAGCTTAGATGTTGATGACTACATAACAGAAACAGGCAATTCTGATTTATCAGTTTTGAATATTATTGATTATGTAGGATATTAAAAACAAAATCAAAAATAATTTATTAACTCTTTCTATTCCAGGAAGAGTTTTTTTTGTGTAAAAAATTATTATTAAAAATTAATTATTATTGTTTGGGTTTTTTCTTTTCTTTCTTATTGTCTTGTAAATTACTAATTTTAATTTTCTATTGGTGCGGTTGCTATTGTGGAAGTTCTCCAGGGAGAAAAATAATAAAATGATGTAAGAAAAATTATAGACAAAAAAAAATTATGGTGGTGGGCTGTTCCCGTTCCCGATCTCCTACCCGTTCCCAAACTTCCAGGGGCTGCGAGGTGGTGGGGGTGGTGTTGCAAAACTGTGACAAATATGTGACAGAGCCGTGAACCTTCTGATAAATCTAAAAATTATTTCTCTCTACATTATTAATTATAGTACAATACTACAATAGTGTCAACTATCTTTTTGATTTTCTATTCGTATAGCTAGTTCTGGAGCATTTATGTTTACAGTCTCCACACTCTCCCCTACTACTTTACCTAGTGAATCTAATATCTGAGCAGCA